CCGATTAAAAGAACATATTTCTTTTTCTTTGTAATTACACTCCAAAGCACATAGGCAAATGACCAGCGGACAGTTTTTCCATGCTCACGAGGTTCGATAAACATCGCGCCGGCAAGGTTTTCTGTTGGCTTTAGAAGGCTGTGATATTTCTCGTTTATAAACGGTTTAAGACTCTTTAAAGTTTGTTTTGTAAGCGATTGTGTATCCGCAATATTATATAAAATTTGTTGATACTCGGCAGGATCGGCGAAAAAATAATCCGGAAGGTAATACTGGCAGAAAAAACCAAAGTCTTTTTTTGCGCGTTCTATACGCTTTCTTTTTTCTTTGGCTTTGTCTACAGCGGATCGCTCTTCTCCGACAAGTTCCGAAAGTAATTCGCTCATTATTTTACCTTTGCATCATCAACAATTTTACAGAGACGTTCTAAAAGTTCAGGATCGTGCTGGATGGCTTTTTGAAGTTCGGCTTTAATTTGTGTTTTGGCTTTATCCAGAGCTTTAACAGCTTGTGTACGATACTGCGAGATTTTTGCGTGTGCCATTGTAAGTTTTGCAGTAGCGTGAATCATTTCTGCTGGGTCTTCAAAATTAATGCTTTCGATATTTCGCAGTTCTTTTGTTATTAACTGCGACAAATACATCAGCATCGCCTCTGACTGTTCTGTACCGGGATGATCTTTAAAAACCTCGGCCATTTGCTTAGATATTTCAACGCTTTTGCGAACATCGGCGATTTCATCTTCGTACTTACGGACAGCATGGCGAACTGCTTCACGACTAACAGTTATTTTATAACCATTATTTTTTAAATACTCGTTTATTTCTTCGGTTACATAGACAATTGTCTTTTTACCGCCGTCCCATTTTTCGGCGATTATTTCTTTTAAGCCGTATTGATCTGCTTTGCTTTTCTGTCCCATGTTTAACCTCGCTGAATGAGGATACCTGGATCAGCGTCAATATTACCTTCAAGAAGATCGATTCCGTGGGGAGTAAGTTTATACCAATTAAATTTTTCCTGTTTTACGACAGGATCGGGAGATTCGTTCATCAGAACATATTTTTTATCAGTCAGATATTCAAGCGAGGAGAGAATATTATCAACCTTATGGTATTGGAATAATATGCTTATAATAGTTTTTTTATCTATTCCATCAGGATAGACTTTTCGCAAGAGGTCTAAAAGCTTACCCCGCAAAATATTTTCTTTCATTTGTTCCCCTTAATCACCTGTATTATATTTTGTGCAAGTACTTCAAACTTGGAGTCGACTTTATCAGCCAGTCTGTTTATTTCGCTTTTCCATCCTGACAGTTCGCGGAAAAAGAAATCATTTTTTACATAATTGTGTTCGACGTTTGAAAGTCTTTCACCAAAACTATTTAATGTTTTATTAATTTTTTCGCGTAATTTTGCTCCACGTTCTTCGTCTTTTCTGGAATTTACATCAATTTTTTTAATTAGATGTACAACAACAAAAATAAGTACGGTTGATACGGCAGTAGGTCCCCATTGTTGGAGTAATATTTTTAACAGAGCTAGCCATTCCATGATTACCTCAATTCATTATAGAAAGTATTATTGTCGAACCAACGGAAATTACCGATGTCACTCCTAATACAAGCGAGATCGTTTTCCATCTCTTCAACGACACTTGCAATATTCCGTAATCGTTGCGCAAGTCCGCGTAAATCTCCTGCGTCCTGTCCAAGATAAGTTTTAATTCTTCCGAGTCCGTCCTGGACTCCTGCAATTCTTCCATCAATTGAGTCAAGTAATTCTGATGAATATCCCATCTGTCTGCGATATTCGTAATCTCGTCCGCTATATTCAGGATTTCCTGACTTGTCGAATGTTGATCCAAGTAAGAAAGCTCCTGCGCATCCAATGACAAAACAAACAATGAATAAAACAATAAAAAAAGAATTAATCCTAATAACCTTTTCATACACGTAACACCTCCTATCTAAACCGTAACCAACCAAGAACATTATCCATTCGCCAAACAGTCAGCTTTACAACCGAAGGTGGCTCACCTCTTAGAGCTTTGAGACCGTCAGAATCCAAGATAGTGATAGTTCCATCAGGATTTACACTATCCATGATACCAACATGTCCAAAACGGTTATTTAATGTTGCGCCGAATATAACACAGTCTCCAACTTCAGGGCGATCTGAAGATCCTTGAATGAAAGTAATTCTTTCGAACACTTGACGAGAAACGGGTCCAACATCAGTATCATAACGAGTGAATAACCCTAAAGCTCCCCCATTGCCGCCTAAACGTTCGAGTATCGGAGTGTCATGAAAACCTTCAGTGAATTCTCGAAACAAAGCGACACACTGACTATCACGACAAACCTTACCTAGCCACATTTGTTTGAATTCTTCATACTTTCTCATTTCTTAACCTCTGTAATTATTTGACTGGCTGCTTTATTTAAATCGCCAGTAACATTTAACCCGGCAGTAGCTCCGATTTTCGCATCGATATTTAAATTAGTTTTTTGACCAACTAATATACGAATTGCCTCTGCCAGTATGAAAATGACACCAAGAATGATCCAGCTTACCCAATGAAGTGTAGTTTCTTTGTTATCTTGATAGCGCAAATGTAATGCTATGGATGCCAAAACAAATACGATCATTTCTCTTGAAAAAATTATGCTAAAAATCTTTTTTACAAGACCTATAAAAAAGGTTTTCCAGCACCATATATTACCGTGCCGAATTAAATCTACTTTTTGTTCCAGCGATAAAGCTTCTTGTTCTTCTTTATTCATCTTTATAAAAGTAGCAGACAACATTTTAAAATACTCTAATTGGGATAAGGTAGAAACGATTTACGCGGTAAATAAGTCCAGTTGGTTTAAAGATTTGAATTCTTTGAACAAAACTCTATTAACTCGCTGCGTGCTATGCACCAGTTTCCCTCGTCGTCTTTCCATGCAGGAAGTCTTCTCGCGTGAATCTGGCGATATATAGTCAAGTTTTGTACAGAAAAGATATCCGCCGTTTCCCGGATAGATAAAATAGCCGGAAGGGTTTCTATTTTTTCTTTCAGGGAATCGCTCAACATAATCATTCACCGCTTCCGGCGCCAGCCGCCAGTGTCTGCCTATTTTGATCGCTTCGATTTCTCCCATTGTCAGAAGATAATACACCTGGTGAAGTTCCATTTGCAAAATTTGTGCCGCTTCCTTTACTTTTAAAAACATGAAATTCCTCCTTCGTGTCCGGATTAAATCCAGCTTTCCAGCAAATATCGCGTAATGCCAGTATTACTGCCGATGCCGATCGTTTTGGTAAAAATGAAATATTATCTACCTTGCCGATACGTTTAATAATTTTTCTAAGACTTGCTTCGTCTTTAACACGACTGGCAAGCTCCCATAAACCTTTTATGTAATATTCCTGTCGTTTTGTGATCATTCCGGGAATACCGGATACCGTGTTATATCGATTATCAACACGGCTTGTGGATTTGAAACCTAATTGCTGGAAAGCAGCCATTACTGTATTAAATTGCGTATCGGTTTTTATATCTTTTGAACTTTCAAGTCCTACCCCGTACAGGATTGCTCGATATGCCGCATCATCAAGACCAAGTTGTTTTTTTGCAACATGGATAATTGAAAATTTATTTCTTTTAATTGGCATGTTACGCTCCTAATAATAATGATTTATTTGGACTAACACCAACACCGTGCTGTAATTCAACGCCGGAACCTGCTTTGTAACCATAATAGAAGTCATCTGCATTACCAAAAGAACGTTCAATGCTTTTTAAATCACCAAGATTAGGATGATTTTTTTGTTTAAAAATCTCTATTGCGCTTTTCTCTTCTTCACTGATTCTTGCAAATACAGCAAGTTTTTCTGTTACAGTAGTTACCCATGCTAAACAAAAATCATCTGCTCTTTGAATTTTACGAGATTTTAAGCGAACCCTATATAATCGTTTATAATAATTTGATCTGGCAGCTCTCAATTTTCGTAATAGAACCTGACCAATATATGCTGCAATCTCTGCTCTATGTTTTAAACCAATAAAACGCCAATAATATTTGCCCCAATTACCGCCGTGAATAATGTTACATCCAAAAGCTGTAGCAATATTTTCAAACAATTCTGTTTCGTATCGAGGAGGTCTATATCCAGAATAAGTATTTGTAATTTTTGAGTCAATTTCAATGGTGTTAACATCTGATGTTTCAATTTTATATTCTGCCATAAGATCCTGCGCCATTTTTAATGCGGTTGCCGCTTCATTAGGATTTGGTGATTTTGCAAGAGCAAGCAGCTTTTTAATTTTATCTTTTATTTTTTCAATATCGTTCATAATTCCCTCCATGTGTATAAGTGTCCCGGATGAGACATCCAGCTCCATCCGGGTTTGCGTTTTACGCGCTTTGCTTTAATTGATCCTGATTAACTTGTTCGCGTTTTGTTTCAACAAAGAAATCTTCTTTTTGTTTCTTTGCGGCACCCACTTTTGCAAGCGTTTCATCGTCAAGAGAAAGCATCGCTTCTTTATCCGGTTCAATTTTTGTACGAACATATTGTTTAAGTCCATGTTTTTCTAAAAGTTCTGCTGTTTCTTTTGTTACACTGATTGAGTCCGGGGCTTTGCGGAAACCGAATATTCCGAATGTGCGAATTATGCTCTTTTTGTCTTTGAAAATTTCTCCCCGGAAATATCGCGCATAGGCTTCCATCGCCTTTACGCAACTTTTATATCTGTCACGTAATGGCTTGCCTTCTTTAGCCGCTGCTTCCTTGAGTCGTGCGATTTCTTCATTGGCTTCATTATCGATAGCTTCGATCTGTGATTCCAGTTCGCACATTTCTTTGAGAATAAAATCAGCTTCTTCAAGTGATTTAATCGTCATCTCGTTACTCTTTGTTCTTGCCATAAAAATTCTCCTTAATTTATTTTGATGCATGAAAAACTCATGCCGCATCACCTGTGCTTTTGCTTTCATTGCCGGAAGCAGGTACAATCATTAACTCTTCAAGTATTATTTGCCGCAGTCTTTTAGTTTCACTCATAATCGTATAAAACCTTGAAGTTCTGCTTTCTAAAGCGTTAATACCGGTAGAAGCCAAATTTTCTATTGTTTGAATTTTGGCATCAATTCTTTTATAACCGTTCTCTGTTAATTCGGTTTTTAACGTTACGGTACTCATGTATGTTCCTCCTCTTGTTCTAAAGCGGCGAGATAATCTTCTATAGCCGCCTGCGTTTTTTGCGACATTATTTTATACGCATGTCGCAAGTTTTTATTTTGCGGAATATCCTCGGCAAAATGCGCAAAACGTTTACTCGTAAGACTTCCGTCTTTGGTACGTTTGACTACAATGATCTCTGAAAGATATTCGCCTACAGTCCTGTAATTTTGCAATGACAAGTTTGCTGCTGCGGGAACAGTAAATAGTTCGCCAAAATCAAGCTGCAATTGTCCTGGATTACCTCCAAGATCTACGCGATTGTAACCTTCTTCTCCTGCCGCCGATGGCGGAGCGATAAGTTTTAACGCTTCATGTAACGCAAGACCTTTTAACGCTTCCGGATTATTTTCAAAGTGTTTGAAAATTTTTAATGCGAGTGAAATATACCGTTCGTTAAAACCCGTTGAATCCGCGATTGTTTTTGCCGATAATCGTATTTTGTTTGCAGGCCACTTTTTTATTACAGCGGCGAGAATATTTCCCGCGTCATAATACGCGCTTGCGGTTTTAACAATCAGCTTTTTTGCCTCTTTTTCGTATTCTGATATCTGCGCAAATATTTTGGCAAGTTTATTTGTTTCTCTTACGCTGACAATATTTTTTTCATGTTTACTCATGCCGCTTGCCCTCCGCGCCGCATAACAAGAGCAGCTGCCGTTTCAACAATATCAACATCGGGTTCGGTGACATTGTTAATTTCCATTGTCTGCTGCATTCGTTCGATAATTTTTGTAAACTGACGCACATCGGATTTGGAAACATGAAAAATAGCGTCTATTACCTTTTTGTTGATTTTTGGCCAAACAGATTCCGCAATAGCGGTCGCGTCAACCCGATTAAGTCCCGACAAATGCAGACACACGCCGATTCGGCTTTCTAACTGGCGATGATCGTTACGCAAGTTTTGTATCTGGTATTTCAGGCGAGGAAGCCCGATTAACACAAGACCCGATTGTCCGAGGTCATAAACCAGGCGCCGAGTAAATTCAAGCGCGTCAGCCCGCAGATAATCGGCTTCGTCAAGAATTACAACCATATCACGCTCAAACAGCATATCTGAAACATTTTTAACCAGTAAGTTATACGACACTTTCATTATGTCTATAGACAGTTGCCGTGCGATTTCGTGTACCAACATTCTGCGGTTCATGCCTGAAACCACATTGATAAGCACGACAGCTTTTTCGTTATACTTCGCATACCATTTAGCGGCAGATGTTTTTCCAGAACCAGCATCCGCCACAATGAGAGCGATATCTTTTTCCGCATGTGCGATTTGTATCGCAGTGTTCATACGGCGAAGATCTTCGGTTTCCACTATCGGAACACGTTTGCGTTCACGAGCTTTTGCCTGACGAGAAAGCCATTGCACGATCGCTCCTTCAAGTTTCATCACATCGCCTTTGTATTCATCTTTGCGATACGCGCTTAATACTGACGATGAGTAATTCATCTCACGCGCCGCCTGTGCCTGTGATAACCCGTACCTTTCCAGGGTTTCTTCAAGACGTTCTTTGATTCCCAAATTCATTTTGGAACCTCCATGTGTAATATTTGTTCCGGACGTGCGTCCAGTACTGAAACATATTTGTTTTTCTTTTGCGAAATATTTTCCGCTCCGGCTGCCATTGGTAATACCGCTTGTTGTGATTCTTCAGGTTCGCCGAGTAATGATTCAAGCGATGGAAGTGAATCGTCATAAGTGCGTAAAGCCGTTTCAATCATGATGCGTTGTTCCGACGCAATCGCGACTTCGTTAGTTCCCTGTTGCGCAAGAGATAAAAGGCTGTTTTTACGAACGCTTTCAACCCGTTTTATCGCCAGTTTAAGGTTATCGCCTTCAGCGAAGTAATCGCCAATGGCGTTACAAATGAACGTGCCGTCTATCGCGTATACGGGCATTTCGTTATCCGTAACAATTTTGTTGCGAATAACAACATCCTGCCCGGCATATCGTATTAATGCGGGGTGATAATAATACACACCATGATGCTTGATACCGTTACGTCCGCATTTGTGAACCTCGCTTCGGTAAAGAGCTTGTTGCAATTCTTCTTTTGATACACGCCTTACAGATTCGGGCAGGTTTTCTTCGAATACCAGGCTTCTAGTTTTACCGTCCATTCCTTTACCCTGGCTTTTAAACTTGTCATTGATGTATTCGATCATCGCGGTACAGGCTTTTGTGAAATAATCCCATGTTGGTATATTTTCACGTTTTGCCAAGCCGTCTATCGAGCGCCACATCAATACGGCGTCTTCGGGTCTTGTGTTTGTATCGGAACCGACATAAGAACCGATGTCTTTTGAAAGATACTCTCCCAAAATCCTGTAGTATCTTTCCTGCCTTCCTTTTGATTTTGCCGAATATGTTTTTGTAAAATGAACTTCCGTTCCAAGCGCGGGTAACACTCCCTGGAAGAATACTTCCACATCTTCGGCTAAACCGTCGGGTGTAAATTGTTTTGCCGTTGTCTGGTACCCATTTACAAGTTTTGAACGATAATCTTTACCGTTGTCGAATAACGCCGCTTTCGGAACGCCGTAACGAATGCAGACCATATAGTATGCAGCCAGAATTGAAAGGCTCGACGGTTTTACCGTAGGAAAATATCCGACTATTTTACCGCTTCGATAATCCTGGAATGTTGTAAGCCAGGGACGTATAAGTTTGCCTCGATAAAGCACTACACAATCAAGAACATGATGATCTGATATGACCATATCGAGTGAACGGTATTGTAAAATATTTTGTTCGACATAAGGCATATAAAGATCTTCAAAACGTTTTTTACCAAGACGGAAATAATCACGTTCGGCTGGAGGTATACTCTGCAAAAAACGTGCAGCAGTTTGATAAGTACATTTTGAATGCGGGTACATTATTAACATTTGCTGCCATGCGTGCGCCATTGCAGGCTGTGTATTCTTTAACCAGAACTGCCGCAATAATTGGCGTTCAATTGGAGTTAATGTAACACCCGCGCCGCTTTTTTTAATACCGTAACGGGGAGCAAGCGCGGCGAGCGCCTGTGTTCCGATTCCGCCTGCTTCTTTTTGTTCCTGAAGCCAGCGATATAATGTTCTTGCTGATACTTCGCCAAGCATGGAACGAAGATGTATCCCCATTTGTCCCGCGTTATATGCGTCACAAAAGTCAGCAGGTTTTAAACCGCTTTGATGATACTCGTAAATTAAAGCACATCGATGCTGCGCCGTTTCACGGGCTTTATCCGTAAGCTGCGCTAAACCGCTTTTGCCGTCTTGGTTTATAATTTCTTGTGATTGGCGCCCTGCAAGAGCCAAACGCACGCCAGCCGGCAGACGGTTTTCCAAAAACACTAAACCGCCGTTTCGTTTAACGCATGGCCAGCCTTCATGTTTGGCTCGTTTCATAGTTTCTTTTCGGCTGACACATAACGCTGATGCGATTGCCGATGTTTTTATGTAACCTGTCATGCGACTTTCTCCTTCGCTGCTTGCGCATTTTCCGCCAGGCGCATCTTTTTGATTTCTTCGGCTGTGCGTGTCGGGAATAAATCATCTGAAGATTTACCAAGAAAGTTGGCTATGCGTTGTTCAGTTTTTGGAGAAAACCTACGACCACTAATGACTTGTGAAATAATTGCTTGTGCAATACCGAGACTTCTTGCCAAATCACTGATATTCATTTCACGTTCTGCTAAAGCAACCATTACTTTTTTTCGTCGTTTATGATCCAGTGGATATGGTCGACAACCTACATCTGATTTATCTATTCCCATACATTCTCCTTTGTACCTTTGTACCTTTTATGTTGACAGACACATATTGTTATGTTATTTTTTTATAGAGGTCGGAATTGATTCCTCTGACCTCCATGTGTAGCGTCCACGGTATTTCACTGTGGACGTTTTTTATTGTGTTTTTGTTTAATAAGAATACTTTTAAGCTGCTGTTTTAAATCTTTTATCACGTCCGTTTGATAAACCATTTTTGTTTCAAGTGTTTGGATGTAGCGGTTTAAAGATTCGATTAAAGCCGCGTCCGATTCAATCTTCTTGCGTAATTCTTCGATTGGTGTCATAATAAAAACTCCTAGTGAGGATGCGTGTTTCCAACATAAATCACACGTATACCTCGTTTACTTGCCGCCCCGTACGGGGCGGTTTTTGTTTATCCTGCTTCGCAGGATAACTTCCAGTTGCTACGCAACTGGGTTTAATTAATTCAAAATAGATTTAATGTAACAGGCTCTTTTTTCTTAGCTACCGCACGAATCATGGAGCCGTATATCTACCTCCTTTTCAGATAAAAATCTGATTTATAAAAGCTCTCCATTTGTGGTATGATTTAATCACCACAACAAAACCACAAAGCCACAAAAGGAGGGCAAAGAGACATGGATATTTATTTTCTTATTGTTGGAATAGTAGGTGTTGTTGTTGCAATAATAATTCCACTTATATTAAAAGATTGGAGAAAATTAAAACTTAATAAAGACAATGGACTGTATTACTATGAAAACGGTCCACAAATACCATATTGTCCAAACTGTTATGAAAATAAAAATAAAAAGATTAAATTGCAAAATAATACAAAAACATGTCCAAAATGTAAAAAAGGTTATGCAAGAAATCCTGTTATTCATATTGTTAATATTAACAATAAAACAAAATTTCATATCTAAAGTTATTTTTTTAAAGCAATTTGGATTGATATAGCAACAAGATGTAAAGTAAGTATTGCATGGTATATAGAATGAATATCCCAAGAATTTTCCATAAAAACCTCCTTCTACCTTTCGGTACTGGAACCGGCAGGAGTCGAACCTGCAATGCGGCGAAAAAGGAGGATGCCAAAACCACCGCACAACCATAACAGTCCCAATTCGTAATTTGGATTTTGGACGCAGGATATACGATCGGATATAATCCGCTCCTGCATTCAGGGTCAAACGCTCGGGTCGGCTTACACCGTTACCCAAACTTCCCATTGTCAAAGACCATTTTTTGTATCTCCGAAAACTCGACATTTTGCCTGTTTTAAGCGATACTTAAAGTGGTAATAAGTTATTACCAGAAAATTCACGTTCCTAAAAAACGTGCAAAAAGTGGTAATAAAGCATTACCGTTGGGAGGTAATATATTATTACCTCCGTATATTAGGAGTATAGTCTGTTTTTTAGTAGATGTCAAGTATATTTCTTAAAAAACCGACAAATAATTAGTATTATTGTTATGTATTTAGGAGTTATACTTGGAAATAAAAGATAGGCTTAAAGAAGCTAGGAATTTTACTAAGTTATCACAAGAAGCTCTTGCTTTTGAAACAGGTTCACAAAGAACTACAGTAGCTGGTTATGAAAGTGGAGTTTCTTTGCCAAAAGCAGATTTTTTAATTGAACTAAATATTAAATATGGAATAAGCCCAAATTGGATATTAACTGGTGAAGGCAATATGTTAATAAATGATGCTGAATCCAAAAGCGAAATGACTCCTATAAATCATAAAATCCCGCTTCTACGGCAAAAAGTCTCTTGCGGTCCTGGGCAGCTTTGGGATGATGAATCCAACATCGACCGCTATGTAAATGTTTTTGATTTGATTCCCCGCTTAAAAACAGGAAAGGTCTATGCGTTTACTGTAACTGGTTCATCAATGCTGGGTGCCGGAATAAAAGACGGCGATATTGTTTTATTTGATGCTGACAAATCCCAGGAAACCCGTGACGGTAACTATGTCTTTTCTCTTGACGGTGATGTATACTGTAAGAGACTTGAATTTGATGCTCTTACTAGGCAGATTAAAGTCTTTTCTGTAAGAGTTACGGAATTGGAAAAAGCGGAGCTTGCGACATGCCTTAAAGCTGATGATTCCGACCTATCTAATCGTTTTAGAATCTTTGGTCGGGTTTTGACCTGGTTTAATTTGGAGAAATGAGGGTTGGAATTATAACCGATTTTTCAATATTTTCTGGTTGAAATTGGTTTAAAAAATTGCGATAATATAAGCATGAATCAACAAAACTTGGATTTTGATTATTTTCTCGAAAATATGGAAGTTTTGTACCGTGAGCATGGGCATAAGTTTGTAGTAGTTAAAAATCAAAGTGTTCTTGGTGTCTATGATAATTTTATGAACGCTTATGAAACAACATTAAAAAAAGAAGAAATAGGTACATTTTTAATACAAGAATGTTTTGATAACAAAGAAAAACTGGTACATCATTTCCAACGAAATATAATACCTGTACATGCTTGAGGCATTAATTGGGAAACAGAACAACACCTGGCTTAAGTTTTACTGCAAGAAATGCATCTATAGCTTATGCACTTCCAACAAATGTCTATGTGGAATCATCAGCAGAAAAAGGTCTTATTGAAGCAAGAGCAATATGGGATACAGGTGCATCATGTTCTCTTATTACACCTGGAATAGCTGCCAAACTAAATTTAAAACCAATTTCAAAAACAATGATGGCCACACCTTCTGACAAGAGTGTCCCTAGCAATGTTTATTTAATAAGCATTTATCTTCCAAATAAAGCAAAAATTGAATACATTCAAGCTCTTGAAGGAACTCCAAGTGGTTGTGATATGCTAATTGGAATGGATGTTATCAGTTTAGGTGATTTTGCTGTTACAAACTTTAATGGAAAAACTATATTTTCGTTTCGTATACCATCTTTGGCAGAAATTGATTTTACAAAACATTCACATATTCAACCAATAACAAATGATGGTCCAAAAACAGGTAGGAATGATTCCTGTCCTTGTGGAAGCGGAAAAAAATATAAACGCTGTTGTGGTTAATAATAAAATCCTAAAAAGCCCTGTAAACACCCCAATTTACGCTTCAACGTGAATATTTACCATTTCCCAAATACAATCGATTTAAACCGTTAAAATTTCGTTAAAATGGGGGTGTTTAAAAGCACTCCGAGACGGCAAAATTGGGAGTTTTTTAGTTTTGAATAAATTCATACAAAATTAATCGTTTTATCCCCCTTATCCCATTTAGAGTAATACCCTGTTTTACCGTGCATTCTTATAACATGAAGATACGAAAAAGAGAAATTGCAAAGGTTGGAATATTCGGTTCAAAAGATAATCCGCAGATTGTTACTGAAAAAGATCTAAAAGAAATCGCGGAAACATTCCCGGAAATAAAAAAAGCTCCAATATCGCTTAACGGTCATTGGCCTGACGCTTCATCTCCAAGATTAGGAAACGTGATAAGCGTAACTTTTGACGAAACTACACAAAGCCTTACTGCGGATATTGAAGAAGAAGACGCTCTTGCAGAATCGGTTGATGCTGGATATTACCCCGATGTTTCCATCGGAGCCAGGCAGCGTGCCAGTGACGGTAAAATGTATCTGCATCACCTCGCATATCTTGGCGAAGAACCTCCCGCTATAAAAGATCTTGTTAAAGATATAAAAGAAGAACTTGGCATTGCCGCAGCTGACGCCGCCAAATGCCGACATTTTCCTTCTACATCGGAGAAACAATTATATCTTTCCGACACTCCACCCGAAAACCAAAATTTTGAAAATAAAGGTTCTATGGAATCTGTTTCTTCTTCTGAAAGTGTGTCGGAAGTAGGAAAAGGGAATAGTTCCGCCGGCAGCGATGCTGCCGCAAATTCTAACAAGGAGATCTGTACCATGACCAAAGAAGAAGAGCTGGCTCTGAAGGAAGAAAATGAGCGGCTCAAAAAAGAAGCCGACGAAAACAAACTTGCCCTTTCCGATGCTAATAACAGCAAAAAGGAATTGGACAGGCAGCGGCTAAAAGCCGCGATGGAAAACTCGAAGATGCCAAATCCTGTACGCGAAAAGGCTTTGCGCCTTTGTGACGCGCTGGATAACGGAAAAACAATCGAGTTATCCGACAGCGAGGCACCGGAAGGAAAACGTAAAGTTTCCGCCGTTGACTGCCTCATCGAGCTTGTTTCCGCCTACCCAAAACAGGTAGAGCTGGGAGCAATGAATTTAAGTGACGGTGATGACGCCGCGTCCGCAGATTCCAAGCGGATTAATTTTGCAAACATTTAAGGAGGGGTAATACATGAAGGGATTTTTATCGTT